CAAAAGAGTTTATAGATAACTCAAACGAACAAAAAACTGAAAAAACACGTGCTTCTTCGTATCGCCAAGAAACAAACAGTTTCAAGCCTACATTGCCTGTCCCTGAACCTATTCAAGGCATACGAACACCCTTTCGCGTAAATATGTATGATTCTTACGTTCCCGCTTAAGCATAATAGTTTTATATTTATTAAAATGGCGGATCGCAAGACGTTTTGTTTGAATATGATCGTGAAAGATGAATCTCATATTATCCGTGGAACTCTAGAAAAACTCTGTAAACAAATTAAGTTTGATTATTGGGTGATCTGCGATACTGGTTCTACAGATGGTACTCAAGAAATTATTAAAACATTCTTCGAAGAACAAGGAATTCAAGGTGAATTATTACAGCATGAATGGAAAGACTTTGGGCATAACCGTACACTTGCATTGGAAGGAGCTTACCAAAAAGCGGACTATATCTTCATTTTTGATGCAGACGACGCGATATATGGAGACTTCAAACTTCCGGAAACATTAGACGCCGATATGTACATGCTTAAATTTGGAAATGGATTATCTTATTTACGCCCTTTACTGGTATCTGCACGTAAGAAATCTAAATTTGTAGGTGTGTTACATGAATTTTTTATATTTTCAGAACCGTCATTGCCTTCTAAGATAATTGAAGGCAATTATTACGTAGATTCAGGTAAGTCTGGTGCACGTAGCAAAGACGCTAATAAATACGCAAAAGATGCTATTATTTTAGACAAGGCTTTTCGTGAAGAAAAAGACAAAGGTCTTGCTGCAAGATACGCTTTTTACTGTGCTCAAAGTTACCGCGACTCAAATCAAACTGACAAGGCAATTGAATGGTATTCTTTGGTAGTTGATAAACTAGATAACTGGGTTCAAGAAAAGTATTATGCGTGTATCATGATTGGCAATATGTACAGAAGCAAACAAAATCATATAAAATCTTTAGAATACTATTTAAAAGCTGACATTTTTGACAATGAACGTAAAGAAGGTGTTGTGTTTGCATGTGAACTCTTAAATGAAATTAAATTATTTCCACTTGTTTTGTCTTTGTATGAGCAACATAAGAACTATAAACGAGACTTGAAAGATAAGTTATTTATGTATACAGATGTGTACAATGACTTTTTAGAATTTAATACCAGTGTAGCTGCCTCTTATTGTGGAAAACATCAATTAGCATACGAGTTAACAAAGGAAATAATTATTCGTAATGTTGCTCGACGTAATGCACTTGAAGCTGCCTACACAAACATTTCTTTAAATCCCCATCAAATAATTGAAGACAAAGATTCATTGAAATTATTTTATGCAGTCACCAACGCTCTTCCTCATTCTGAAAACAACGATAGATTGTGCGTTGTTTGGGAGATGTTATTTAAAAATAACCGAAAACTTCTTACAAATTATTCAATTATCAAAAAGAAAAAGACACCTGTAAATGTATTCTTATCAATAACTTCTTGCAAACGACTTGATTTATTTCAAGAAACTGTCAACTCTATTTTGAACCACTGGACAGATGTAGACATGGTTGACTACTGGTTCTGCGTTGACGATAATTCAACTGAAGATGATCGTAAATTCATGAAGGTAAGATACCCTTGGTTTGAATATTACATGAAAGATTCAAATGAAAAAGGGCATAAAATGAGTATGAATATAATATGGAACAAGTTGAACGAATTGAAACCAAAATACTGGATCCATATGGAAGATGACTTCTTGTTTTACGTAAAGCGTTCATACGTAAAAGACTCGATTGATTTTCTCAATAAGCAAACAGATATCAAGCAAGTATTGTTCAATCGGGCTTATGCAGAAACTATGAAGGACTTATCTTTGAAAGGATATTCCCCAGTAACACCTGGATTTGTAGTCCATGAGTATAAAGAAGGCAATTTTCCTTATCCAAATTGTCACTATTGGCCACATTACAGCTTTCGTCCAAGTATGGTTGATGTAGAAACTATCTTAAAATTAGGAAACTTTGATAGTCCCAATACGTTCTTTGAACGCGATTACGCAAATAAATGGTATGCTTCGGGGTATCGTTCAGCTTTCTTTGATGCAATTACGTGTCAACATATAGGAAGACTAACATCTGATAAAGATACAAAAACAGTAAAGAATGCTTATGATTTGAACGATGAACTTCAGTTTAATACCGACACTTCTTCACCCATAAAAGTAGTGAATTTAAAACGACGCCCTGACCGAAAACAAAAAGTAGAACAGTTGTTAAAAGATAACAATATACCAAGCTGGGATATTTTTGAAGCAGTTGATGGACAGACTTTGAAAGCTACAAATGAATTAAAAACATTGTTCCAAGGTAACGATTTCAATTCTAGACGCGGATTTATCGGATGTGCCTTATCTCATTATGAACTTTGGAAACAACTACTGAAAGATAAAACTAACGATTATTACATGATATTTGAAGACGATATTAAAGTATCATCTAACTTTGCTTCTAAGTTTAAAGATTTGCAAAAAGATCTCCACAAGTTTGAGTGTTTATTTATCGGATACAGTATGTTTGATTCTAAGCGTCAAGAAGTGTTTGACGACTACAATAAAGAAACTAATAAAATCTTAATAACTAAATTGAACACTAACTTATACATCGGAGGAACATTTGCGTATTCTGTCAACAAAAAAGGAGCTGAAAAGTTGGTGAAATACATTGAAGAAAACCATATTCAGAACGGTATTGATTATTTGATGGTGAAGCGATGCAAGGGATTGTATCTTTGGGAATTGAAACCTCAAATTGTGTTTTCCGATTGCTACGAAACTGTTGATGGAAATGTAGATACAGATATACAATCAAATTACGACTCACTTGATTTTAGTACTATCAAAAGTCCATTGGAAGAATTTGACTTTTATCCAAAATTAGATAACATCGGAAATGACTTGTTGTTCAGTAAAGGAACTCTCGAAGAACTAGCAGAACTAGCTTTAACTACAAAAGGGTGCGTTGGGTTCAACACGCTAGGATTTTTCAAGGAAAAAATTGATGTTTCAAATTTATCTCCTTCAGCTTACTTCTCAGAAACTGATGGATTGTACGTTAGAAAACAAACGATAAATAAAAAAAAAGTTAAACTTATTTGCAACTGGGACAAATCAGAGAAAGCTATAAATGATTTCAAGCATTTTCCGATGGACGATATTGAATTAACATGGAAAGACGAAGCAGATTATTACTTGATCATTAACTTACCTGCAACTAAAGACGAGTACTACGATCCCAAACGCACAATTGTAGTGCAAGAAGAACCTTGGGTTTACGACCAACAACTTCCGTGGGGTGTAAAAACATGGGGAGAATGGTCATCGCCAGATCGTAATAAGTTCATGAAAGTATTTGAAGTTCGTAAGAATCTGAATTTAGCAACTTGGAGTTTCAATCGCGATTTGGACAAAATACCTGAAAAATCAAATAATTTAGTATTCATTGTTAGTCACAAATTATCAGATATTGGTCATTATTTGAGACGCGATTTGGCTCTTGCACTTGAAAATCAAATAAAGATTTACGGAAAAGAAAATTATCATAACTTTACTGGTTACCAAGGTCCTGTTCCTAATGAAGACAGATATGAAGTTTATGCTCCAACCAAATATGTTCTTGCAGTAGAAAACAACTTCGAAGAAAATTATGCCACAGAAAAGATTTGGGAACCTATTTTATGCGAGTCTCTTGCATTTTACTGGGGATGTCCTAACTTAGAAAAGAATATTCCTGCTGATTCGTTTGTAAGACTTCCTTTAGAAAATCCAGAAGAGTGTGTCAATATAATTCAAAAAGCTATTTCCGAAGATTGGTGGTCACAAAGAATTTCATCTATTCGCGAAGCTAAACGCAAAATTTTGAATGAGTTAGCTTTATTCCCAACTATATCCAAAACTATAAAAGAACATAACGCAGTTATTATTGGCGGGTGTGTAAAAAATAATGCAAACTATCTCCCCCAAGTATTTGAGAATATAAAGAAATTGTTACTTCTGTTCAGAAGTTATAATATTGTTATTGCTTACGACGAATCAAATGACGATTCATTAAACATCCTAAAGGATTACCAAAGACGATTTAATATGACAATTTTGATTTGCAACAATAAATCTAAATTTGGAACTGAAAATATAGCATCTGCTCGTAACTCTATTCTTGATTTTGCAAAAACCAAACCATCCGAGTATTTGATTATGATGGATATGGACGACGTATCATCTACACCTATTGAAGTAGAAGTTTTACAAAAGTATTTAAGCAGAGATGATTGGGACGCTTTGTCTTTTAATCGTCCATCTTACTATGATACATGGGCCTTATCAATTGATGACTATCAAAACAGTTGTTGGCATTATAATGAAGAGTCTGCATCAAGATCAATTGAAACTAGAAAGCATATTGAAGAAAAACTGAAGAATACTGAAAAAGATACATTGACAGAATGTCAGTCTGCATTCAACGGATTTGCAATTTATCGTTCTGAGAAGTTCAAAGACTGTTTGTATAAATGGAATATTACCGATTCAAACAAGTACGTTCCCGCTCCACCTGATACAGTAAAACAAGAAGATTGTGAACATAGATCGTTTCATATGGAAGCTATTAAAAAACACGGAGCACGTATTCGTATTTCTTCTGAATATTTATTTGATTTTTCTCAGGAAACTGACTGTGTTTGTGTATCTTCAAGAGGAATGCTTAAGTCGTGTGATGTGAAGTCGAGTACTCCGTTCTCAAGTATCGGAAAACTAATAAATTATAATATATCTGAACTCAAAGACGGATCTATAATGTATGTTTGTGCAACAGCTCTTCCGGAATTTATTAACATACTTGAAACTCTACCTCACAAAATAGTATTAGTTACTGGAGATTGCGACTGGAGCTTACCTAATGACTTATTTCATAAATATAATGATTTTTTGAATTTCATTGAATCAGACAAAATTATTCACTGGTTTGCTCAAAATTGCGTTATAAAACATCCTAAGATGACACCTATTCCAATTGGATTAGATTATCATACAGTGTCATACTCTGATCATAAATGGTCATTGAGAATGAGTCCACTCAAACAAGAAAAGCAGTTGCTGAGTGTCATGCCACAGGAATTCTGGAAACGTGAACTGAAGTGTTACGCCAACTTTCAATTCGCAATGAATAATAGATTTGCAAATGATCGTCAACTTGCTATTGACCATATACCTAGTGAACTTGTATACTATGAA